GTATAAGGCGTGGTTGTATCGCAGGGGTCTAAAATTTTAATTTTAAGATTTAGTCCAGACCCCGAGGCACAAGCGCCCTCAATTTGAAACTCCGTATCTCCAGAATTAATCGAACCATTCAAAAGTAAATCAATTAATTCGGTATCGGTATCTAGTACAGTAATCGTACCATTAATTGTCGGAACCTGTTTTTGAGTACCTACTTTATTTCTGTTACCCAGCTCCATTACATCTTGGAGATTCATCGAGCCATTAATGGTAACAGTTTGAACTCTTGGAATATTCTCAGTAGAGATTACAATCTTTACATCACGACCTCTAACAACGGCAGGTTGAGTAGAATCACTGATATAACTATAAGAGCCAGTAGTTGTATTCGTCTGATATACACAAATAACTCTATCTGTTCTAGAATCGCCAGTTGTTAAAGTTGTCCCAACAATTCTATATTGTCCAGAGCCAGGCATTCCCGTAGTTTCGGTGAGGTATTGCCCATCTAAAATTACCGATAAGGCATAATTACCATTCTTTAGTACCTTAGGAGTATTTGTCAACGTAAATGAGGTTGTACCTGTCGTAAAAACATCTACAATTAAATCCCGCTTAAACCAGCGTTTTTCAGCAGCAGTAAGCGTATAACTTTCCGTAGCCTCGCCCGTAACATTATAAGATAGGGAGAAATCTCTTACTGTAGCATTTTTAACATGACCCGCCTTGACGTAAGTACTCAAAGTAGGGTCTTTGACATACATAACTCCATCAACGGGCGCAAACTCGGTAATATTAGCCCCTCCAGATGGATAAGACGCAGGATTTTTCCCCGTTAAAATTCCGAATAATCTTACTCCAACATCAAAAGCGTTCAATGTTAACGTAATATTCGGCATATCAACAGCCGAGCCTACCTGATTTTTATTCCCGATTTCATAGGCATCGGTAACAGGGAGGTCGGTTGTCAAAGTGATTGATTGAAGACGAGGTACATCATATGCACCCGTTCTGTTAATCAATCTTAGTTTAATCTCATCAGACGGAATGGCAACTCTTTTCGCCATTAGCTACCTCCTATAATTTCTAATTGCGCAGTAAAAGTACCTGCACCTCTATAAAATATTTCTTCTGGNTTATCTATTTTAATATCAATAAAATCAAGCGTTATCGTAATAGGTCTAATTACACCTANTTGTGGAGGCAAGGGCGGAGGAAAATTTACACCAAAATCATAAATAGGAATTGGTTTTTCCAGACTCGCCATCGCCTTGAAGATAATTCTATCACGCTGTGATTTTGTCCTGGCGAAAATATCAACCAGCCAATTAACTTCTCTTATATTATTATAATCACCTATCTGAAATTTGGTAAACCTAACTGATTGTATATCAATAGCTAGAGTAGGTGTATCNAAAAATTTTTCAGGAAAACTATCTAAAACCTGTGCTAGGCTACCAAATTGATTTTTTAGGTGATGGATTAAAGAAAAATGGGCATTTTCTTCTATAAACATTTATTTCATTCTCCATCTCACAAAGTGTCCTTTAGAATCCCGCACTACTAGCGTATATGCACCTGTTTTAGTTTGATTTATTTTTACTTTAACTCCATGTATACCAATAGAACGAAGATACTCGCTTACAAGATTAATCAGCTCGCTTTCATTTGTACTTAATATATTAATGGCTTCTTTATCAATAACTCCTTTTTCTAAAAGCGATTCAACGAGTTGATTAAAAGCTTCTTCTTTAGTAATGTTATCTGGCACGTCAATCTGAATTGAAACTATTTGATTAAAAAGCTCATTAAAATAATCAACAAATTCAACTTCTAGCTGATATAATCGCCTCTTTACATTCCTCATAATTCCGTATCCCTTATAAGTGGGAGTAGGAATACCTCCTCTATTAGAGGGCATGGGTAATCCCGTTCCTTTATCAAGAATCTCAAAAAATGGAAGAGAGTTTGATGGCATTGCACTTACCCTGGCTCTTATTGTCCTATTATAGTATTTTTTATACCTTTCCGTTACATCTACAGACCTCAGTTTACCTTTTTTAGTCCTGTAAACATCAATAATTTTTTGATTTCTCCTCCCCGCTCGATAAATCCTAGACCAAATCCAGGATGCTTTAATAGGGTCTAATATATCCTCATCAGCATTTGAAAATAATTGTCTAGCATAAATAACCGCATTGCTGTATATATTCAAATCGAAATATGATTCGTCAAAATCTATTTCAAAGCGAAGGCGAGAATACTCATCAAGCTCAGCAGTAACACGAACGGGAAAATATCTTTGATATTTCAAATTACTAATAAGATTAGTAAATGGGCTTCTGCCAAATTCTTCACTATATCTAGCTGCCTTAAGTGTTTCCTCAATAAAAATAATGGGAAAAATCTTATCTTCTATATAGTCAGAAATAGTCTGTAAAACATTTCTTTGATTTTCAAATAGCACATTATATAATCCCGCCTCTTTTACATTCAGTAGTATAGTCGTTCGCTCCGACTTCATTATAGAAGCAATGGTTTCTCTTACAGCATCTATTTCCTTTTCAATGACACTCTCTAGTTCTTTAAGACTCAACATCGCCAATTAAATCTCGACCGACTTCTCTACCAAAATCATTGATGTTATCTAAAATAATTTTTCTAACTTCAGGAAAAATTTCCTGTGGAATTTCCAAGGATTCTAATTTATTCATAATAATTGCCTGGTATTTTCTACTTAAAGCAGAGATAGTCTCCACTAATTCTTTAGCATCAATGCCTTTGATGATAATAATGTTACCATTCATCAGTCTCATCCTCCTGCCTTAATCCAAGTAAGATGCGATTAATTTGAGGCACACCTCGCATAATCTTTTTTGTAATNCTCATACTTTTATTATCGACAATAACATATTTAGTCATTTCAAGAATATTNAATATCTCATCTGTAAANTTTATTTGAATAACACAATCCCCATCAAAATATTGACCGCCTGTAACCCACTGGGGTAAATCGCTATAACCCCAAGTTACATGTCCGCTAACAGTTACTCCTGAATAGGTATAAATATAACCTAATCCAGAACAAACTGGGCATAAGGGGTCAATAGCCTGGTTAGTAAATGGGTTTATACCGCAAGTGGTACAAACTCCCGAACCAGTAATTACAATAAAAGTTACAGGTCTTCCAATAGCTTTACGTATGCCGTCTATAACTTCAACAGTATTTGAAGGAAAAGTTATTTCCATAATTTTTCAAAGCTTGGTAGCATTTTTTCTTCAACAATATAATCCCAAGAATACTCTTTAGCTGTAAATTTTTCTAGAGTTTTCTGGGAAAGTTCATTATATAATTCTTTATTCGTATAGAGTTGATTTAATTTATTCGCCAAATCTTCAGCAGAAACAATACCGTGTTTTACACTCATATCTCTGCCGAAAATCCACTCTTTTACATCAATTAACAACCCACAATCTGCAAATAGCTCTTTTAAAGACGTATGGTTAGCAACTACCTGAGGCGCTCCCGTGGCTGCGTGTTCTGTATTAACCAGTCCCCATCCTTCCCCCTCAGCGGTATTGACTCCTACATCACAAGCATTATACAAAAGATTTAATGCTGCAACTGGAATCTGAGGGAGCGATTTATCACTTTGGGTCATAATAACTTTTTCTTCTAATCCTAACGTCCTAACTAAATCTGGAATAAACCATCCTGCATCTTTTTGCCCACAATGTAAATAAAGTTTTACATTATTAGGCTTACCCTCAACAAAAAGTCTAAATCCTTGTAAAGTTAAGTCAATTCTTTTTCTCGGCTGATTTCTATTCCCATTTAGAACAATAAAAGAATCTTCATCTATTTCTTTAACAGACTGGAATAAAAGTTTCTTAGCAATATGCCTATCCACAAACATTTTATGGTAATCAGCCTGATTAACTCCATGCGGAACGACTTTAGATTCTATACCGATTTTTTCTAACTCAGCTTGAGCAAAATTTGTATAAACCCAGAGTTCTTTTACAATATCATAGTTATCAAAAAATCTTTTTGGAGGATTATACCCATCAATTGGAATATAAACAATAATTGGTGGAATTTTCTTTAATCCTAAAGATTTAATTGCCTGTAAATAGCCGTCAATAATCGGCATATCATTTAAAATAAAAATTCCGCTAAATTGTTCGAGTGATAACTGTCTTAATCGATTAATCCCATAAATATCCCCGCCTAACATAGCAGGATAAATTTTCCAATTATACTCGTGAGGGTCTCCAAAATAATTAATAGCTAAATGGTGAACATCAAATCCTTTATTAACTATTCTTGATATGATATTATGTAAAACTGTCGAAAATCCTGTAAAAGTAACACCATCTCCTATAAATAATACTTTTCTCATGGCTCGTCTCCTCTTTCATACCTATTTCCTAAATACCCAGGTAGTTTAGCTCCTCTAGTCTTTCCCAATCTTTTTGTGGGAGGCTTTAATGTATTATATAGCTCTTCCCACAATTTATTTAAAATCTCATTCCTAGTCCTTGATTGTTCTAGATTAGAATATGAGATTTCGGCGTCTCGCCAAGAATGAAAATTCCATGCGCTATTTTCCAAACTCCCCTCAAGAAGAATAATAGACGCCATTAAAACAATAACATCCTTATCACTAGGTTCAATAATTCCAAAAGAATCCTCAGAAAATATAAAACTAGCGTTAGGATTTCTATAAATATTATAGTCAGTATCTAAAAGATATTTAAAATTATTCCATTTTCCTAGCTTATCAACAGCCGATACTAAAGCCGTTCTAATCCATTCATCTAAATAACGATAAGGTTGAGAAGTATCTCCAATTCTCAACCTGACAAACTGAATAAGAAAATCTAAATTAGTCGGCGTTTGAATTGACATTTACTTCCGCCCCAAAAGATTCTTTCTGAACTTCAGCTAGTCTTGTCTCAATTAAAGTTAGAATCCTTTCGGACTTCTGTTTCTCCCTAGCAATTGTTAGAATCCTTAAAAGAGTTGTTTCAGATGTAATTTTCGGCAGTAAATTCTGTAAAGAAAAGAATCTAGAATCCAAGACTTCCTCAATTTCCTCATCGGTAA